AGTTAGGCATTGCACGACGGATAAGGCTGATCAACACAGGGTCGAAACCAGCAACGGGACCACCTGTAGCAGCAGAACCAGAGAAACCTGGGTTACCTGTGCCTGAAGGGTCTGTGTTTACTGTAGGAGGTGCTTCTGATAAGAATGCTCTCTCCTCTCTTAAAAATCTTTCTTGGTTTTCTAGAAGTTGTGCGGTAACTGCTTTCCTATGGTTGTCCTTGATATTATCAAGTCCTTCTGCCTCTAGGAGAGGTTGCCACTTCTTCTGGAGTTGTCCAGAGTTAAACATGTGAGTTTACCTTTAAAAAGTGTAAGGTTGAATTTAATTTATTGGAACTTATGAAGTGCCTGAAGGTACTGACCCATTGCTGGGCTTACGTCTTCGTTGATAGAAGTCTCTTCAGTGACTTCTTGGGACTCAGATACAGGCTTCTTAGCAAAGTAAGATTCCTTCAGCGTATTGAGTTTTTCCCTGTATTGTTCTTCACTCTCAAACTCAACACCTTTAGCTAGTTCAGCAAGCTTCTCCTTTTGGGATAATGCTAGACCTGCACTTGCTTCGTCAAGGATGTTGTCTGATACAGACACTGATAGTCGCTTGGTCAAAGACACATTGCTATCAATCTGCTCATTTAGTTTATTCTCCATTTCATCTAGTTTAGTGACCATCGCCTCTAAGACATCATATTTTTCTTCAGGGATTGAAACATAATGTTCTTCAAAAAGACCTTTGAGGCCAGTCATAAAGGACTCAGAGAGTTCCCCTCTGATTCCCGACTCTACCTGAAGAGCATTCTCTTCAATCCACTCAGTCGCAACATAGTGGAGGTAGTTGTCTACTCGCTCTTGAAGATGAGTTCTAAACTCAGAGACTTCTTCTTCAAGTCTCTTTGAGTACTCTTCCTCAAGGGATTCTTTTACGCTAACAATCTTAGACTTTACAGTCGCTTCAAAGATTGTACGTGCTTTTTCTTGGAATGTGTCAGATAGTTCTTCGCCTTCAAACAATGCTTTCACATCATCAGTAAGGTCGATATCGATCTCTTGAACTTCTGCTACGGTGGTAGTATCTTCGGTAGATGCTTCTACTTCTTCGTTAGCACCTTTACCATAACCAGTTGACTTCATGCCAACTGGTCCAAGAGGACCATCTTGTTGAACTGTACCTGCAGTCCCTTTAGTTTGTACATCGCCAGTCTGAGCAAATGCAGCACCAGGTGTTTTTAACTTGTTGCTGTTGTCAGTAGGCTTAGAATTAGTAGGTGTTGGTCCACCTAGGTCTTCTATTGCTGCGTTGTCGGGTACATAATTTGGAGTGGTTGCTTTAGGCTCCGCAGGTTTAGCACCTTTGGTTACCTGGTTCTCCATTTCATGTAGTTCGCTATTAGATGCGGTCATTTTTACCAGTCCGTTATTCCTGAGAATTTCTTTTATTATTTATAGAATTATAGATCCCGTAAGAACTTAGAGAACAAAGCAAGCTTATGCTCTTCAAGTTTTTTCTGATCTACGAGGGTATTTATTGTCTTTTTGACTTGCTCTACCTGCCTTTCACGCAGAACAGAACCTTCCCATACCCACTCTTTTCCTTCCATCACACCATCTACAAAAGCATCTGGTGCAGAAGGATCTGCTACTATATCAGCAGCAGTTGCTAACATAAAGTCTTCTCCAACATAAGAGACACCTTCATGTTGACTAATAGATCCCATACCTCTAGATGAAACACCTAGTTTTACACCATCAGCAAGAAGCGATTCTGCTATCTTACCCATAGGTGTTGAAAGGATCTGTGCCTTACCCATAAAATTATTACCCTCTTGTGTAAGAGAGACAATCTTATGTGACACACGGTCTAAGTTGATCTGTGGACCATCGGGGTGACCCAACTCTCCAAGAGCACGACCTTTAGATACAAATTCATCACTATATCTCTTGACTTCTTTTACCATAGTCTGAATAGGATAGCAACGCTTATTGCGATTGACTACCTCAGCCTGTAAAAATGGTCCTGAAATATACAGAGTTTTCTTGCCGTCTTTTTCCTCGGTAAGAATATCAACTGATTCAATTTCTTCTGAAATTAACTTCATCCTACTCCTACCTCGTTTAAGTGCAATGTGCATCCTGATGCTGTCTCAGGTGCTAGTCTAAAGATCACCGACTTAGATAATGTTGCAGTGCCAGTAAAATCTGCTAGTGCAGAACTGTTGGCATTGACTGTAATAGTTTGCTTATAATCATTCCACTGTTGTGGTTGAGATTTAGCAGTAACTTCTACATGAGCAATAAGTGTATTCCATGCACCTACTGCTGCTCCTGTCAATGTAACATAGTCACCGACTTGGATCTTACTATCAGTATGATCTATGGTAAGAACAGCAGATGCTGCTTTACTAATTGCCGATACTGGTGCGTTAGCAGGATGTCCATATCTGTAAAGGAAGTCATCTCCCTTTGCTACATGGAATGATCCAACACCTGCTTGGTTTGCTGTATTACAAACCGCAATGTGTCCTGCTGCTTTGTCGTCTGAACAAACAACATACAATATTCCAGTCTTTATAACTGAAGCACTGGTAACAGCAGATGTGGCATTTGCACTAGACAATTCACCATAGTCTGTAACTAATGATAATGGTTGTGATGCACTCATTCTTCCGTTTCCGTTGTAGGTTCTTGTTCAACTTCAGCGTTTGCCTCAGGTTGTTCTACTTCATCTTCTGGTTCATCACCAAAGACACTAGCAGCAACATCAGGAGTAATTTTGTCAACTAGATCCGCAGACTTAGCATACGCTAAAGACTTTATAGCATCTTGGATCTCCGATGCAGGAGCATCCGCTATAATCATATCGACTAGTTCAGTTGAATCCATAATCAGTAAAAACGCTTGTATTTATTTATATCTTGGCTTTCTTGATGTTTATTTCAGGTGACTTTGCTCCATTACCAGGTGCTTCAGGTTCCTTAGGAGTTTTACCTAAGTTGGTTTTAGCACCACCACCGTTACCGTTACCATTAGTCTGTGGCATCTCTGCTTCTATACCTGCTTGCAACATCATATTTTGTTGCTCTAATGGAAGACCTGTACCCATTGCATTCTCTTCTTCCATCTCTTGCGTCATCTCTTCTATCTCTTCATCAGTCTGACGTAAGACTTTACGTTTGACATAATCTCTAGAATAGTATGTACCGATATATGGTTCAATAGCAACCATGATGTTTAGACGTTCAGTCATCAACTCATGATCTTTTAGTTCTGCAAAATGATTGTCATACACATAGTCAAACTGTATGTGCTCGGACATCTTAGCCCAATCTTCTGGGGTGACAATGTTCTTTAGAACCAATTGTGTTTTCAATAGATCTAAGAAGAGACCACTAAATCTCTTTCTCAACCTACCAACAAACTTACTAAACATAAGTTCGTCACGTAGAATCTCAGAAGATCTACCTAAGTTGAATCCACCAGTATCACCAATACGTGACTCAGGTACATTTAATGCACGGTAGAGTTTCTTTTGGAAGTACTCGATGTCAGCAAGTTCTCCAAGATTTTGACCACCTGGAAGCGTAGAGATTTCAGTACCTCGTCCTCCTTCTCGTCTCGGTAACCAGAAGTCTTCGAGCATTGACATGAACTTCTTGTCATCTTTTATTTCTCCTGTGTTTGCATCATATACAAGTTTGTTTCTATAGCGACTCATTACATCACGTAAGTATTGTTCCGCTTTTACCTTTGGAAGATTACCAACGTCAATGTAGAATATTCTTCTTTCTGGTGCTCTTGATAATCTGTAGATAACAAGAGAGTCCTCAATCATTCTCAATTGGTTGAGACCCTTGATTGCCTTATGTAAGTATGATAATGTTAGTTTTTTATTTCTATCTACTAAACCAGAATGAACATGAGTTATAGCATCCTTTGCTATTCTTACACCTTTACCAGCAACAGAACCATATCTCTGTGCCATACCTTGCGGATAATAAGTATAAAATTCTACTACTTTAGCATCTTTATTTACTGTTGTTTCCCCTGAGTATGGTAAAACGGGAATGCCTTCAGCACCTTTAGCACCCTTCTCATTCTTGGGTTGGATCCTCATCAATTTTATCTTGAGAGCATCAATAAATCTTAGTTCCTGAATACCTTCATCAGGTTTCTTCATATCAATAACTTTATGATAATGAAGTCTACCGTCTACGTACCAGTTACGAAATATCTCATGAGACTTACTATCAAAATCAAGTAAATCTTTTACACCTTTGAACTCTTCTCTTATTACTTTTCTTAGACTATCACTAACACTAAGGTTATCTAAATTTATCTCTACGGGAGAATCATTTTGATCAGATACTATTGCCTCATTGACAACGTGTTCAATAGCAGTATCACACTCAGGGTGTAATGCCATGTCACGATATCTTTTTACAATATCAAACTCAGTACGGAAAACACCTTCTATGTCTACATACTGTCCATAAAAACCTGTAGACAAGTAATAGTCAGCCCCGTCCTCATTATTTTGAGGAACAGGACTGACTATGCCTTTAGATTTCTTTTGGTCATCCTCAATGGAGAATCCAAAAAGCTTGGCCATAATATCAGTTTACCGTTATTGTCTTATTTATTATAGCACTAAACGACAGAATTACCGCCACTTGCATTATATGCTTCCCAGTACTGGACTTGCCACGTTACTTGGAATTCTTCAATGGTATCTTGTGTATCGTAAGATAAGTCTAATGCACTTACGTTAGATGGCCAACAACCCTTCATCTTATAACTTCTGAGTACAGATAGTTTAGCAGAGTTATCTAGTCCAGAACTATTCTGATCACCTATTGGAGATCTTCCTAACTGACTGACTGTAAGATCAGCCATGTATGCACTAGGTTGAATAGTACCAGATCCGTCTGATACTTTGATAATGAAATTAGCCCAACGTTCAAATGCTTCTCTTAGTAAGAAGTCACCGTCGTTGATTACAGTAATTGTCCAAGGATCGAACCTTCTATCTCCAGCAACCTTGAGTTGTCTACCTCTGAAAGGAACAACAACTTCAGCAACGTTTGATGCAGGTAACTGAGCACCCTTGATCAACATCCTGAAGTCATCTCCTCCAGGACCAGCGTTGCTTTTGTCAACATCAAGTGTTTCTGGGAATGCTAAAGATACCTCAAATAAATTGGGTCGAGCACCACCCTGTGCTAATCTGTTCTTGAAAGAATCTATTGTTCTTTCATTATTAGGAACTGAAAAAATGTTTGCGTCTAATGCCATAATTGTGGGGGTCTCCTATTACACAGTTCCTACAACTTCACTGAAGGATACTCCAGTGCGTGTAGCTACGAAAGTTAGTCCGATGAAGTTAATCGAACGTGCTGGTTTGA